ATTGCCTGATAAACACTCCAGAACATTTGATAAGGGCCGCTGAGACTAGGTTAATGTACAAGTTATTTGGATCAGAACAGAATTACCTAATTGCTCCAGACTACATGAAAGAGGCATATGAAGAAGCTAAGATTGAATTAAGGAAGAACCATATATTTGATGATATTCCATTGAAAGATAAGGTTCATATCTTTGATGTTGAATACGACCATTCAAGGATCGAAGCAATACAGAAGCGCATCACAGAATGCAGATGGTTTTTAAACAACATTGATAAAGCAGATAACGCGGAAGAGGAGGTCGAAATAGCAGCATGACAGACGTAAGATTAGTGATCCACTCGGTAGTTTGCTTTATTTGTTTTGTACAGATACTAAAATATTTAAACAATATAAAAGATGATACTAAAAGTTAGGAACGGAATGGTATTTGATGAGTCGAATACCTGTGTAGCTGTAATAGCAGACTTACCACCGGACACAGCAGAAGAAGTTGAACGCGCCATTGAGTTTGGATCAGAGGCGGCTCCAGCCTTGGTTAAATTTATGGATGAAATTAATTCCGGCAAATTTAAACCAAGGAAGATAGTAAGGGAAATTGAAGACATACATAACAAGTACAAATGATCACCTGGTATCAGTGCTACATTAAAGGACAACCATCCTTTGGCTTTGCCATCGACTCAAGGGGAGTGATCGTTTCGTTTCCAGATAGAAACTTTATCGGTAACAAAGCATCAAACCACAGGCGATGGTTCAGAGAAAGGAACGCGGAAGTCGTAAAAATTTGTGAACAATATGAGTTACCTAATAGAGGACATTGAATCTTCATTGATAAAATGTATAGAATATGATCCAGATTCCAGGGAGTTACGGATAGGATTTAGAAAGTACTTCGTTGACGAGTTTGTCTATGTTGATGTGCCATTTAATTATTTTGAGGAATTTGCAAATCCTACAGGGAAATCTCATGGGCAGTTTTATCTGCAGATGATCAAGCCTAAATTTAAAATCAAACAAAAACCAACAAATATGGCAAATTCAGAAGCGCCGGCAAAAAAAAGACCGGTCACAGTAAACTACGAACAAGGCACACAAAAAAGGTACATCAGAATGAGCATTGATGTTACCAAGATCAACAAAGCATTACTTGTTCAGTCGGACAAAGGCAATGTGTATTTACAGGTTACCCTTCAGATGCTACCAGAAGGGAAAATGGATAAGTACAATAACCTTGGTATGATAACCCAGGATGTTCCGAACGAAATCTTCCAAAAGGAAAAACATTTACCCGTAGCACAAAGAACACAGGGTGTTATCCTTGGTAACGGGGCAGAGTTTGAAAGGAAAGTACCGGATGGGACACCAGGAGATGTTCAAGGTACATTGTTATCTCCCGATAACGAAGAAGTTAAAGACGTATTGGACGACTTGCCGTTCTAAAGTCGATTGGTGATGTAAGGTTCCCTTGTTGCCGGATGGTGAAGGCTGCAATTCAATTGTATTTCGTAGGTTCGAAACCTACCTTGGGAGCAAAAATATAATATGACAAGATCACAGTTCCTCAAATCATTAATAATGGTTGTTGCTGCACCTAAGATCATTCCAGAGGTAGCATCATCTAGACCGCACCAGCCTCAGCACATTGCAGTTTTCTTTAAAGTTCATAGGGATTTTTTTAAACCAGAATACAAAGTGGATGCTGAACATATATTTAAAGAACAGATGTTTAAGCATAACTTAGATCGTAACAAACCATATACTATAGAAACTGGTTATGATAACGATGATTTCTCAAGGGGTCTTCTCACCGTTATAATTAAACAAAGGATATGACGTATTTTAATGCCCGTTAACGGCAAAAAATGCCATACCATATCATTGTACCAAAAACGTATTTGAAACGATTCTTGCACCACCTCTGTGCTAATAAGACACACTTAACACCAATTTAACAACAAAAAAATATGTATTATTCATTTTATCTTGATGTAAAAAAGACCCAGTTGGTTTATCGAACAGAGAACACAATCATAAAAGACATTGAAGGAAACGATATTGACTCTAAGTATTTCAGCGCAGTCCTTAACGATATGTTCGATCCAGAGGCAACAACACCTAAACAATTTGAAACCGAAGCAGAGTGTAAGCAAGACTTTTACAAGCTGCTATGGGACAATGAAGACCTTCGTTTCGGTGAAATTTTCGGAAACAAAGTTCAGAAAGCTAAAAAGTTAGTTAAGGATGCTAAGGTAACATTGGACAAAGCAATAAAGGTATTGGAAGAGCCTCGCATAATTGTACCCAAAATAATTTACACAGACATTCCTGAACGTAACAAGGTGTATAACGAAGACTGTAGGTTAACTATGGGAAGGATGCCTGATAAATATGTAGATTATATTATCACTTCTCCACCTTATAATGTTGGCAGCAGGCCGTCTTGCGGTATTAACAATGGTATATATAAGGGAGACGAGAATATGTACTCTGATGGATACGAAGACAAAATGAGCGATCAAGATTATGAAGACTGGTTGTTCGAGATCATTAGAGAATGTATTCGTGTAACCAAGTACCATGTTTTCTTCAATATCCAGATGCTCACCAAGAACAAGCGCACAGTATTAAAAATACATGGCGAGTTCTGCCACTACATTAAAGACAAATTGATTTGGAACAAACAGATTGCTGCACCACATATAACTCCTGGGATAATGCGATCCAAGTATGAGGACATCTTCATATTTTCCAACCAAAATCCAGAGAGCCGCGATTTTAAGGACGGTGAATTCTCTGGATCATTCTCCAACGTTCTCGATATGATGAACGGCAGCCAAAACAAATACAGAAAGCTTAACAAGGCGACATTTCCATTGTATCTTCCAAGGGTTATACTTAATCACTGGGGAGAGAAGGGGCAGTTGATCTACGATCCATTCAATGGAACTGGAACCACCGGAGACGCTTGTGTGATAGAAAAACGAGACTACATTGGATCAGAGATTGATCCTGCACAGTGCGAATTGACCAATCAAAGAATTAAAAATCGTAGTATAGCAACTGAATTTAATTTTGGCTAAATTTTCAAAAAAAACACCTTAGATATGAACAACCTCAATGAATTTTACGCTTTGAACCTAAACGAAAAGGCGTCTAAACTATGTGTGCAAAATGCACTTGACAAGATTGACGAGATCAGTGAACGTCAAAAATTGCTCCTTCCAAGCTATTTAGAGAAAAAGGAATTTTACGAATCTGTTAGAAAAGAGTTCATGGAACTACAGGATCAATGGAACGAAATGGTAGAGAGTATCAAAGAGCAAAGCAGTATTGTAAACGCTTTCTCAGTTTATAACAGCAACACGTCTCCAAACAAAAGGATGCAACGTGTTGCTATAAAGACTACTAGACCAGAGGAAGAGAAGGATATGAATGTTAGTTGGATTACAGAGTCGATTGCGGTTTTCACTAAAGAGAATAGGTTTATGTCAAGCGATGAGTTGTGGAGTTTCTTTTCCTCAAATGAAAGAATTGTTGCGTCATGTAATAAAAACAAGACCAAGTTTCATTCTATGAAAGGCATTGCTTTGGATGGTTTGATAAGGCACGCATTAAGAGCATCCACCAGGAAGAATGGCACTCAATCACTTGTTATTTACAATGAAAAGATCGGTCTTGCCGATTGGGTTGGAGCAGATGGAATACCAACTGATCCTAAACATATGATTGAGTTTATGTCTGGGAAGCCTGAAACAGATGAAAGGATTTTGAAAAACATTAAATATCAGGCAGCATGAGAAAGAAGCCAATGACTTTAAAGGAGTTTGACTCTCATTTAGAAAATCTTGATATTTTACCAATATTGGACTCTAGGGTTAGGCAGGTAAAATGGCTGTATAACAACTCAAATAAATGCACTATGGTTTATGAAGAGAAGATGGTAAGGCTTATTGTTCATAAGATGCAGCAAAAGATAAACGAATTGGCAGGTTTGCTTAGTTATGAAGAGAAAACCACATCCAGATTACTTAACGATTTAAATAATAAACTATGAGAAAACACTTAGTATTAACCTGTATGGCTTATGCCGGATTTGGGTTTGGGATGGGAGTAATTAACGCGCATTCTTTTAAAGGGTGGTCTCCAGTTATACTGCTTGCAGTGGTTATGGTATTTTATATTATAACAGTATTCGTATCATTACCTAAAATCAAAGATAAACTTGGATTATGAAAAGAAGAAAGGCACTTAAATTGATTTTTAAATACTTGCCAACTGTACACCATGCAGTATTATTGAAAGAGAAAAATGGATATACAGTTGCATTTAACCTTGACTGTGTTAATTATCAACGAAAGATGAATCCAGGAAGGATTGATTCTATATATCATCAAAAAGGCAATACTATAACCGTAACAGTAAACAAATGAGCATACAAGATCGGAGTTTTCAGATAAAACAGATCGGAGAAGTTATTGACGCATTTAAAACTGAAAGAACGGTTTGTATGCAAGACCCAACTGGAGCAGGTAAAACGGTAATGTTTTGCCTTATTACCAAGAGGTACATCATGAACAATCCTGGGTCTGTATTGATATTAGTTCATCGTAAGGAATTGCTCAAACAAGCTGCCGACACGATTAAGGAGATAACAGGGTTTACTCCGCACATTATTGACTCGGATCAAAGGAGATATTCCAGAAGCCGCGTCTATATAGCAATGGTTGAAAGTTTGAAAACAAGGACTCACCTGTTCGATAACGTTTCAATGGTTATTATAGACGAATGCCATATAGCAAACTTCAACAAGATCTCTGCTATGTTCATGGATGAACTTATCCTTGGATGCACAGCTACTCCAATAGCCGCATCTAAACTAATGCCACTCAGGAGGTTTTATAGTAAGATCATTGTAGGTCCTCAAATTGAAGAATTAATAACATTGGGTTTCCTGGCACAGAACATTACTCGGTGTCCCAAGGATATAGTTGATGCCACCAACTTTACTGTCGATAAGATGACAGACGATTACAATGTGGCACAGATGGCTACTGCTTATAAAGTTCCTAAACACGTTACCAACGTAGTTAAGGTTTACCGGAAATGGTGTAGGAATGAGAAGACAATCGTGTTTAATGTAAATATTGAACATAGCAGGACTGTCGAATCTTGTTTGCAAGCGGTAGGGATCAATGCGAGGCACCTTGGATCAGACAACGAATATGAACGGGATGAGATACTTAAATGGTTTAGAGAGACCAAAGATGCTGTTCTGTTAAACGTAATGATTGCAACTGTAGGTTTCGATGAACCGTCTGTTCGCAACATTATACTTAACTTTAGCACAATATCTCTAACCAAATTCATTCAGTGTTGTGGAAGAGGCTCTAGAGTAATGAATGAGCAATTTATACAGGAAAATCAATGGAAATATGGATACCAACTCGAGACTAAAGACTATTTCAATATTATCGACCTTGGAGGTAACAGTGCATCCGGTAAATTCGGAGACTGGAACCAAGACAGGGATTGGGAGTACATCTTCTATCACCCCCCTGTACCTGGTGAAGGTGTTGCACCAGTTAAAACTTGCCCAAAGTGCGAAGGTCTTGTACACGCAGCAGCAAGAATTTGTAATCTCAAAACCGCTGATGGAGAGCTTTGTCTCCATGAATTTGTTAGAGTTACCGTCCAAGAACAAGACTTAGAGGAAATGATATTGATAACCAAGAACATAGACGTTGATTCGTTGATGGGTAAGTACAGGAAGAAATACGAGTACTATCCAATGTTGGCCCTTGGTGAACACATAGTAGAGAAAATGACAAAGACTTTTGGAAACGAGCCTTCAGAAGACGTTGTAAACAAATACTTCAAGTTATATTACCAACTTTGCTGCGATTGGTACAAAAAGTTTATTGGCGGCAAAGAAAATAGAATTGAAGAGATTGAAGGCAGCGGGTTCCATATACGTCTTGCACAAAATAACTTCACAAACCTTATTAAGCGATTTACAGGAAACGCGATAACTCCAACAAAATTCTACGATTGGAATAAGAAGGAAACAATTTTCTCTGACAATGAAAAAGTAATCTAATTAATGTCCAAAGTTAGTCTATTCAAAAATGTGAGTAGTCCATCCAACCCAGAAATAATAGATCTGATTACGTATCTTGATGATACGCGGGATGGCAAATGGAAAGATATTGTAACAATTTGTAGAAACATTAAAGACAAGCATGAGCGAGACGAGTATAAGCAGACGATGCCAACTTGTTGTTTATCTGGAGTATTCAGCTACAGATCGAACGACAAGTTGGTTGAGCATAACGAGATCATAAACATAGATTTAGACTATGTGGACAATCTTGTAGGCGTTAAAAAACGTCTTGAGAACGATAAATATGTGTTCTCGGTATTCCAAAGTACCAGCGGTTTCGGTTTACGAGTATTATTCAAGATATCTCCCGGGAAACACGAGGAGTCGTACAAGGGTATATCTGAATACTTGTTTACGGAATACGACCTAGTAACTGATCCAAATGGTATATCAGTAAGTAAGCCTTACATAGTAAGCTACGATCCGTTCCTTTTCCTCAATCCAAATAAAACATTGTTATGGACCAAGTATCCAAAGGAGCGAGCAATCAAACCGGTTGGAGACTTCGTGCATACAGCAGGCGATTTCGAGTATGTGATGAAACAGATCGTTGGCCGGCATATAAGTATCTGTGAAACATACGATGATTACCTTAAGGTTGGCTTAGCCCTGGCATCTCAATTTGGTGAAACAGGACGCGAGTATTTCCATGCACTTTCTCAATTTTCCGCAAAATACAAACCAACTGTTTGTGATAAGCAATTTACATATTGTTTGAGAGCAAATAAGGCAGGGAAGAAAATCGGAATCTCCAGCTTTTATTACCTGGCCAAAATTAACAATATCAACATCTGCTCGGAACAGACCAAGAAAGTGTTGAAAGTTACCAGGAGCAGCAAGCGAGTCGGCTTGAAACCTAAGCAAATCCTGGAAAACCTGTTAAAAAATGAAAATATTACAGGCGTAGATCAACTGGTCAATGACATATTTGACTCACCAGATCAAACCGGAGAGAGCAAAGAGGAATCAATACTGCACGAGTTAGAATTGTACATAGAGAACAATTATTCATTGAGGATGAACGAAGTTACAGGCTACTTGGAAAATCATGGCCAAGCTGTACCTCAGTCGGCATTGAATTCTATATTTATTTCCGCAAAAAAATTAATCCCCAGTCTGGATTATCCTCTGATGAAAAGGCTACTAATGTCTGATTTCATTGATAAGTACAATCCGTTCTATGAATTCCTTGGAAGCGATGGTATCCCATACACCCTTCCTGCATTGTCCACAGAGCAAGATCTCAAAGACTTCCCATCGCCATTGATAGACAAATTGGCCGCCTGTATTATAAACGACAATCCAGAGTTCACTCGTTATTTTTTGAGGAAATGGATCGTAAGTATAATATCTTCCATGCATAAGGTTCATAGTCCCCTGGAATTTATCCTGATTGGTCCTCCCGAAACTGGAAAAACTGAATTTTACAGAAGGCTTTTACCAAGTGAGTTGCAACAGTATTATGCAGAGAGCAAATTGGACAAAGGTAAAGATGACGAATTGCTAATGACTCAGTACATCATAATTATGTATGACGAGTTATCAGGTAGAAGCAAGCAAGAATCAAGCAAGATGAAAGCAATTACCTCGGTTCAATATTATTACATAAGGCGTCCATACGGAGAGGCAAACGAGAAAATATTACGGCTTGGTGTTCTTTGTGGAACGTCAAATATCCTACAGATTATGAATGATCCGACAGCAAATAGACGGGTTATTCCAACTGAGGTAGATGATATTGATAGAGTATTATATAATTCAATCGACAAGAAAGACCTGTTTATGGAAGCGTTTAAGCTATACAAAGCAGGTTTTGATTGGCGAATAACACGCGCAGATATGCCATACTTAAATGTAAACAAGGACCGGTACGAGCAAACCATCAAGGAAAGGGAATTGCTTGAAAAATACTTTGAACCATCGGAGGAGCACCTTGAGGGTTATGAAGTTATGACAACCACAGATTTTTTGGTTGATTTGGAGTTTCTAACCAGACAAAAATGTAATATGATTGTGCTGAAAAACCAGCTTGAGGACCTCGGCTATGTTTGTAAAAGCAGGCGTGTTAATAAAGCAAAAGTGATCAAGGCATGGGGTGCCAGGAAGATAGGTCGTAAGCCTGAGGAGGTTGTATTACCTTTTTAACAGTATATTAACATATTAGCATTAATTAACATTAACTTTTTTTTAACGAGTTGTGTTTTGTAATGTCAAATATATGTCGTATATTGTGGGATAATCAAAATTTTTACTTATGCAATACGCAGTAGGAACTAGCACAGGAGTCAACAAAGTCGGAAGCAAGTATTACTTGATCACAGTATTTGACGACATTACATTAATAACCGAAATGTTAGAGGCAGACGCCTTGAAAATCGCTGAAATGTATCAACTTATTATCACTGAAGACACAAGGCAATTTCAGTCAATCCAAAGCAATTCTTAACCACAGTAATTTACGTTAAAAACAAACAACACAATGACACAGACAAAACCAATCACAGCAGAGCTACTTGAATCGTTAACGCAATTTAATATTGCAGCTAAAAACCTTAAAGACTCCTGGGAAAACAATTCCCGTTCGGGAGACGAACTGTCTAAACAATATCCGTTTCAATATTCATTTGATGAAATTGTAGGCAGAATTGATGATTGGTATATAAGCAATATTCCTTTCACATTTATGGTTGACGGTAACGATCCAGTTACTTTGGAAGTAATTCTTGGAGCAAATGAACATGATGACAGTATTACTGACGAAATACGCAATTTAGTAAATCTTAAAGTCGGCGAATGCGTAGTAATTGGCGCTGTTGACGTTGAAAGAATCTCTTAACCAATTCCAACCACACAGGCAGTCTCTCCGGCTGCCTGTTTTAAAAACTTTTTATGTCAAAAACAGACGAATTATCCAAAAAAATTTTAGTTGCCATCAGCACTCATACCAGGTGCCGAGTTCACTTTAAGGTATATTCCTCAATGCCAAAGGTAGGTCATTTCGTTTACTTAAGCGATTTCGATGAACTGTTGGCCAAAGGCATGGTACGTTTTGTTACCGATAGCAAGGAGGATAAATTTGAATCCGCAAAAGAGGAAGTAGCAGCAAATTTCACTACAATTTACAGGTTAGACACAATCACAGTAATTAAACCAGTATGAAGAAATCTGTCAAAGCTAATACAGCACAACTTTCTGCATTTGATACTACAATGTACGAGAAGCCATCAACTAAGTCACAGGTGGTCGCAAAATCCAAGGTGGAACTCGGTTCCCTTGACATCTCGGCCATTGGTATTAATGCAGTATGGGAAGGTAGGTCATTAGTCTTTGGCAGCTTTTCTGATTATATTAAAAACATAAGAAAATGAATCAAAGTACATTCAATTATCAGTTAGTAGACGATGGTGGCGTATCTCAGGAAGAAAACATTCCTATGTTACTACAAAAAGGATCCATATTTAAACATGAATACGGAACCTACAGAGTTATTGACTATATTTATCGGGAAGATGGAATATTACTTCCTTATTGTGAACGCATATCTAAAGAATCATTATAACATGGGCAGAATATTAACCAGAGACAAGGTAAGCCTTTATAACAGGCAAAAAGCGTATTGGTATGCTAAAGGAGTGATTGAAGATATGATTGATGATAGGCATTTTATATGTTGCCTGCTCAATGATTATTTAGTAGATAACTTTAGCATAACCTTTCCAATGGAGCAAATACTGTATGAATTCCCAGAGATTCTATGCCAAATGCCAGATGAAATCATACATCTTGATAGGCCTTGGTTTGATTACGGATTAGCCGGCAACACAGAAAGGATAAAAATTCTAGACAACGCTATTGCTGAAACTGAAAAACAATGGAAAGATGGAAAACGATGAACTGAGATTCCCAACGCTAATAGGAGGCGATCTTCTATGCCACATTGATATTTTGCAACTGGTAGAGAATTTCAAAGTCCATGACCAAACAGTTGTCGCCACAAATTACCTAGACAATTACTACACAATTCACGATTTAAAATCAATACTTTACAACTAAAAATTCAGTTATGACCACAAAACAATTTAAGAAAGAAATCCGCAAACAAGAAAAGCAATACAACTTTGCTGTCCTTATGTTTATGATTAACAACCAAAACAGGTACACTAAAACAGAAACCCTTGCAAAGGACGCTGTTGAGTTTGCAAACATCTACATGGTAACCATTAATCAATCATAAAACAGAGAAAATGACACAAAGACAATTAAAACAAGTAATCGCGGACTTAGTTCCTGAAAACAATCGTGAAAAAGTATTTAAACTCGCATCTGATCATGGCAGATCAGAAGCCAATGCATTCCTTGCTTACATGGTATTAACCGGCAAGGTAAAGTATTCCGATGAAAACCAAAACAAGCAGTACCAGGACCTAATTGATGAAATGGGAGGTGTACTTCCAATAGAATTGGTGAGTATGCTTGTCCAAATGCTTAGGGAGGAAGATATGAACGAGGAAGAGCATGGATCATTTGTACTTAACATTTTAAAACGAGGAAATTAATGAGTACAAAAAACCTATTACATTTACCTGCTGTCTTAATTGACGCAGTATTCTCAATCCCATTTTTTATCTTCATAACTCCATTAACATGGAAAAAATAACAAGTATTTTAGAGTTCCACAAAAAATTAAAAGAGATCGTGGCCGTAAAGGATCCAACCATCCTGTATTATTCAGTGTCTTCTGAATGTGTATTTAACAACGGAGATACAGATGTATTTTATTCTCTGTATTTATCTCCGCATGTTGTAACCAGAGCCTCTTCACCAGAGGAAGCATTTGCTGAACTTGAGAGGCAAATGGCTGGTGAACCTGAGCCTGGACCAGAAGACTTTGGGATTGACAACCAAAAACCTGATGATGAGAGCCCTCTATAGGTTTATAATGCAATGTGTAAAGATACTATCATTAATGTTGATGGTAGTATCTTTATTTATTGTGTTCTTAAACCCAGAGGATCATTACGACTGGCTGTTGATATTCTATTCAGCCTTAATAACATTTTCTATATCTAAAATATACTTAAATTTATGGCAAAAATAAACGAGTCGCCGATACCTGTAGATCAAAGGTATAAAACATATGTTAAAGTCAGGGATCATATCGAAGATTACATACAGGCTAAAGTATTTATCTGTCCAACTCTTGTTGATTATTCTGATGTAGAATGGATTGAAATAGGTGCTCCATTACTCAGTTTATTTCCAGAGATATTTAAACTTAAGCCTAGAGGCGCACGCCAGTGGAACCCTTGGTTTCCTTCTGGCTACAATGGCAATTTAGAACTAATTATATTACTCAATAAAGCAATAAACATATGCCGAGACTTGATAAAGGAAAACAAAAACGATTAGAGCCAGCCATGATTGCATATACCAAGGCGCAATTAGAGTCTCTTGGATTTAATATCGTGTACGAGGACACAACCAAACTCCAGTTCTTCCACAATGAAAAATTGGTAACAATCTTTCCTTACTCGGGATGGTTTACCGGCAAATCTGTGGTTGATGGGAGAGGATTTCATAACTTATTAATACAACTTAATTTAAAACAAATTAAAAAATGACAGAAATATTAGCAATCATTAGCCTTATAGTAATGGTATTTATCCTCTATTGGGGTATGAAAGTATTGCACGAACTTACAAGAATCAGAAGATCGGTTGAGCAAACCGAAAAGGATCAGGTTGAAATTTACCACCTAAACAGAAAGCAGCCATGATCCAACCACTAAAATTCCTAACACTTGAGCAGAAGATCACCTGCTATGAAAACACTCTTGGGTTTATATCCAGAGACCCAGGTTTAGCCATATGCCCAATTTTATTTGAGGAAACGGCTGCTATTATCGGCAAGAACGAGGCATTCAAACACCAGATTTGCAATACATTTGTTAGATCTGTATTCCCTGAATTGATTGAATATAGGCCGTTATTACCTCATAGCATTTACTGGTTTCCGGCCAATTATGTAGGCCAAACAAAACGAATCAAAATTATTAACGCAATACTGGAGGAACTGAACAATGAAAATACACGAAATAAACAATAAGGTATATTATGCGCTATTTGCTGCAGATGGCACAATACAGACAATGACATTAGCACCTAGTCAAGTAGTGTGTGAAGCATTAATATCTGCAATGATAAGGGTTGGCATTTGTCAAGACTTTGAGAAACTTATGGCTCAAGGCTATGAAATCAAACCATTTTTACTAACAGTTAAAACAGTAACCAATGCTAAGCCACCAACAGAAAATTGAGGCATACTCATACGCCATTGAATACGTATCTAAGACTACATACAACTGTATTTGTTATGGACTAATACGTTACCTTGAGTCGAAAGGTATGGTTGTATTTAAACGTGATCCTGAGGAAGGTGAACTTATTGAAGATGAAATATGTGGCGACCTTCTGAATGAAGTACCAAAATATTTCCCAGAATTCATTTTGTTTAACCCATCAGGTCAAGGTCCATCCGATTTTAACCTTCCTTGGTTTAGCTATACTTATGACGGCCAACAGAAACGATTACAATTACTCGAAAAACTAATCTCAAATGCAACAGCTATCCCAATCAAAGAAAATTGAGGCATACAAACTTAAACAAATTAATCTCAAATGCAAACACAGAAACAAGCACAACAGCTTAAGATCATTAACGCCTTGATCGCACGCTACACGCAAGCCCTGGCAGAGGTACGCAAGCAACCAAACCTAGATGAGGCACATGCCTGTTGTGTTGCATTTGGTGTTGAATCAGGTGTCTGCACAGCAATGGGCGTTATGGCTAAGTCATCGCAGGAAATGGTTGACAACCACTGTCTAATGCATGATCTGATCGCCAAATACCGAGACACCAATAGTCGATGGTGGGCAATAATCCCCGGCAGGTGCCGATCAAAAGCTGAGGTAGTTGCATCCCTGGAGTACCGATTAGAAACACTATTGGAGATCAATATCTCCCTAACCCCGCAGTCATACTCAGGTTTGGCTGCCGCAATCACACGCAATCTATGAGCAAGCTATCAAGTATGAACGGCATCAATAAAATCATGAAGGATTACGAGATCAGTCCAATCGACAGGTTTCCAATCCTCTTGGAATTTGGGATCATGCCAAAGGACACACCTTTCAGGTACGCAACAATGAAACAGCTATGTGAGGTTGCGCAATCAAATTTCACAGAATTTATCGGGTTCCTCAAAATAAAAAAGCAACAAATATTATCTAACCAACTAAGAATCGAACATGAACGCAAACTACGAAATCAAAAGGAAAAGCGACATTACCGGCAAGACCAACGTAATGACTTTCCAATTCCCAGAAGAGGAAATTAACGCCAACTGGGATAAGTTAACAACCGCCCAAAAATCATTCATAAACCTTGGGATCACACCGGAAGAATGGGAGGAAGAGTTACGCAAACTCGAAGAGGAAGATGACGAGGATCCTGATAAACGCTATCATAGATAATGGCAAAGAGTTATAAACGCAAAGTAAACGATATATTCGATAAGTACGATATACATAAGAACTACAGGTTCAATATATTGTGCCAATTTTTAGGAGCAAAAACTCCAATGAGAGGAACTAGGGATACTGATAATATTCCACCTCCACATAAATCACTGGAAGATATGTGTATTGCAATACTAAACTCAGGCAATATAATGGCGTTCATCAAATTTTGCGAGAATGCTGCTATTGCCCTTCATGTTCGCAAGATTCCGCCAATTACACGAAAAGAGATAAACAATCTACACGAACAGGAATTGAAATGGAAGATAGAACGAGCAATAGAACGAGCGAGTCGGCCAATCGGATGGAAAAGATCTGACAGTGAAATATACGAGAGAGATACGGAACCTGAGGAAGATGTCTCTTAGTAGCGTGTATGTCATTTTGTCATTGGCATTTGTAGTACATGACAAAATTACCTACTACATTTGTAACCCGTAACGTGTTGATAATCAACGTTTTACATATACATTGTAGTAAGTATACCAAAATCCAAACTACGCATAATGTGTTGATAATCAATATGTTATGTACGAAAAGTACTATTGTAGTAAGGTTTGGGAGTTTGAAAGACCGTAGGGATTTTCACATAAAAAAAAATGAAAAAACGGGTTTAGAGTAGCCTTATACAGTAGCCTATACCTATTGATATCTCTTAACCACATTTACACGTTTTATATATGCTATATTTCCACAAGTCTTTTGATTTTTAGCTTACTACAAAACGTGTTTTTCGCTTGTAACTCATTGATAATCAACGTTTTACGCGTAGTTTGACCGTTGATATACTTACTACAAACGATATGTAATGTATTGATAATCAATGGTTTATGTGTTATTTTTGTAGTTTGGTGCTTACTACATTTTTTTGGCATGGTTTTTGATATGCGCAACCTTAAACAGAAAACAAAGAACAATGGAACAAATACTACCAACAGACACTTTTAGAGAAATGGCGCGAAAGATATTCTATACCTTCGATATAGGATATTCAGTAGCTATTTTTGGTTTTGTGGATGCCCAAGATGGATCACTAAAACCCAAGGGCGAACTCGTATGCGAGGAACTACGGCGGCTTGATCGCGTAGAGAATTATGTGAGTAATGTAGGTGCCAGGGGTGGCGGGATGAGACGAAGGCGAAACTTACCTGCAAATCATATTGGTGATTATATCAAGAACAAGACTTTTAAATGGGATATGAAAGAAATTGATAACAAGATAAAATATACTATATGGCGAATACAGTAGGATACCTGCCGGATCGCGGGTTTTGGAAACCGGAAGGATATAAACTAGAGGCGCAGCTACAATCAGCTTGCGCCTTATGGTTTTGGAATACACATATAAGATACAGGCGAACTCTATTTCATGTGGACAATAACTCATGGAACGCAGTTGTCGGAGCGCAGAAGAAATCTCTTGGTGTAGTAGCTGGACCCTCTGATTTTATTTTTATTGCGGATAAGGTGTATTTCTTGGAAATGAAACTGCCAGGGCATCAGCAGTCTCCTGAACAATGGGATTTCATGAACAAGGTCCTGGCGCTCGGGCATGAATACTGGATCATAGAATATTTTGCACAATTTAGAAATTTTATTAATAACAAGTTAAAGATAACATATGGATAAGAATAATGAAATCAAGTTTACCTCACAACAACAGTGGGAGGTGGTGGATATGTACAGGAGTATTGAATCCAATTCACCTGAACAACTATGGGAGAATGCGTGCAGTTACTTTAAGTGGTGTAGGGACAATCCTGTCCAGGTAAAGCGCACGCCATCCACAGGAAAGGATGCAGGGAAAGCATATTTACAGGAGTTTCCTATTATGTACACAATCAAGGGGCTATGTCTTCATTGCAATATACTAGAGGAATGGCTCAAGGATATGCGTATGGCTAAGGAAACAGCACCAGACTGGTACATGGCGGTTAGCAAGATACTGTATATTATCCATGATCAGAACATGACTTACGCAGCCCTGGATCTGTTTAATCCTATATTGGTGGGAAGATTGCATAATATTGACAAAGAAGAGGATACGCCAAGGAATATACTCATAGAACACGTTCATGGCCTGCCGGCACTTTCCAAAAACGAAGATGAGATTTTGAAAAAGCTAGAATCAGAAAACAGATTATTCCCAAAACAGGAATAAAGAAATCCAAAAGAGGAATCATGATCCGAGAAAAATCCAGGAATTTGCCTCGCATTTCCAGGTCCAGGATTTGTGAATTGGTTGATTGGTCAATGGTTGCATATGCAACTGTCTCGGGCGCAATAATTGCTTGTGCAATTGTTTTGCTGTTTGCTAAATATTTTATCATATTGTAATATACCAAATTTCGGGCAATTTTTGGCACGTTATTTGATGTCTCTGCAAACATTAACAGTCTCTTAACAAACATTTAACAAAATAAATTTGGTTGTTTAAAAGCTGCTTAAACGCATTTTAAGCCGTTTTATGGCTGTTTGCTTTGTTTTGATGGTATTATAAGCAAGCTGTTGGGATCATTGAAATTTGGGCAAATCAATAGTAATTTATAATATGTTTGCTTGCTTTATATATTGTTTGCTTGCTTTATAGCGCAATTATTATTTGCAACATTGTTGCAATCATTTTTTAAAAATAATTGCCCAAATGTTTGTTTGTATCAAATAAAGCTGTAAATTTGCTTTATCAATATGATTTGATGGTTTGGATGGCTTATATGTCATATTGGCAGCTCTTTATACGTTATTGGATGTTTGATTGTGTGTGTTACCCAATATTTGTATTTATCGGAAAAATTTGTTTATTCATTTATTCACAATAAGCCATTGGACACACAGCCATAAACAGCTGCCAATGTACAAACAACCATTTTATATTATGGCAAAGCAAACAGCGCAAACAGCGCCAAAAACGACAAACGTAGCAAACAATGTAATTAACAGCGAAGCAGCTACAAACAGCGAAAACGGTCAAACAGCTGAAAACAGCGAAGCCGAAGCCGAAGCCGAAGCCGAACAAACAACCGAAATTGTTTTGAATGGTTTGGAACAAATTGCTGCTTTCAATTCGCAAATTATTGAATTGAATGAAAAACGCAAACAGCACAAAATTAAAGCAAGGGAATTTGAACCCGATTCCGACGGCGAAAATTCGGAATTGCTTGAAGCATGGAAAATTGCCGAACAAATTAAAGCAATTGAAGCAAACATCAAGCAAGCCGAAGCAATTGCCGAATTGGATTTGTTACGTAGCAAACGTATTGAATTGAATACGCAGCAATTTGTTTTATTGTTTGGTAGCTTTGAAGCATTCGAGCAATTTAAAGCAAATATTGAAATTGAGCAATTGCAAGCATTCAACGCAGCAAACGAAATTGTTAACAATGAGCTTTTAAGCAAATTCGCAGCTGCTCCAAAAGCAGCAAGCAGCAAAGCAGCTACGGATGGTGAAATTGACAAAGCAGCTTTGGAAAATTTCACAAACAAATTAACGGCTAAGCAAAACCGCGAAGCATTACAAACAGCTGGTTTTGCACGGTCAACAAGCTGGTTTGCCGTTAATCGCATCCAAAAAGCTCAAGCAGCTATTGGCAACAAATACGAATAGCAGCAAGCAAAACAACCCGCAAACGAAACATTGAACGCAAACAAAGCAGCTAATTAGCGGGTAATTAGCTGCTTATTTAAGCTAAATTTAAAGCAAAATGGAAAAACAATATTTAATTCAAGCAGCGGAATACAAGCAAACAAATATGTTTGTTTATTCGCATTTTTTTTATATGCTTAATGGTAGCATCCAAACAATCATTATAACAAATTCACTAAATTAATTTAAGCTAAAATTAAAGCAAACATTATGACACAGCATGAAAAACGCGTTATGAACGCTAAACAAACCAAAGCAATCAACAATTTTTTAACCAAAGCAATCAAGCCGGCCGGTTTGTTTGTTATCGGTGCAATGATTATTTTATACATAATTTATGTATTGGATAACGAATTTCATAATCAGTTTTTTTGATTTAAAGCAATCAATTGCCAATTTATTTAGCAATTGATTGCTTTATTTGCTAAATTCCTCAGCAAAAAAAATTGCTGAGGCATTGGCCCTTTCACCCTCTCTATAAATTTTTTCCCGTATCTGAATTTAAACGTCTCTGAAACTTCTACGATTTTTTGAAATAAAATTCCTAAATCTCTAAATCCCCAGACTATGGAGTGTAACCGAAGCAGGCCCATCTTTCTCGCATAAGACGAAATTGGTTAACATTGAGTTGTTAGCCTTAGTGATTTCGCAGAAAAACAGAAGAAAGAGGGTTCAGCTTTATTTTTTGAGGAACCCCAAAAATCTGAGATCGTGTTGGTATTGGAGTTATCCATTTCCCTTGTGAATTTAATGTGGATAACTAAATTTGGTGGTTTGGGTGTTTTGGCGTAATTTGCTACGTGTGAGAATTACGCCCATATAC